ATGCCGCGTTCTTTCGCGCACGCGATTGCGCGCGCCTTGAAAGAGCAAAGCGGGCGGCAGGCGGTTGAACGCAATCGGGCCGTCAATCGCGCAATACGCGCGGCGAAACCCGCCACACGCACATGCGCCGCGCCCGCGGCCGTGCCGGCGCGGGCAAATGGTTCATCATTTTCCGGAAACAGTGGTGAGCCGTGCAGGACTGACCTGCACAAAGGAAATCAGACACTTGCGGTGGTGAACCGCGAAAATCCGGGCGTTGAAAACGCTCAAGAAATTGCCGGTCTGGCGAACCTGTTGAAGCCGGACAAGCCAAAAGAAAGCCCCGCGCGGCTGGCAGGCCGACACGGGGCGATCACTGATCTGGAATATCAAACGTGCGATGATGATACCCCAAAACGACGCCGGTCTGCAATCTCGAAATTCGCCAAGCGGGCCCACAAGAAGGCGGCGAAGCTGCTGGGCTACGCGCTGGTGCTGGGAACCTACGAGGCGTGGGAAACAGCCTCTGCGATCTGGCAAGCCCGCCTGACTGAGACCGAACGCGCGGCGCTGGCATGGGCCGCTCTGCGCAGCCTCGACCACGACGACGCGGTGACGGTGGCCGAAACGGCGCTGGGTCGCGCTGGTGCGCCGGATGCGCCGCTGTTCTCCGAGATGGATCAAGCGGCCTTCTGGGCGGAGCGTGCCGCGCCTGATGAGCTGGCCGCGTATGCGGTGGCGATCTTCCGGGCGATGAGCCGCGCGGATCGCCGCGACTTCCTCAGCTACGCGGGGAGGGCAGCGGCATGAACGCCTTCGCTCAGATCGACAAGAAGATGACGGCGGTGCACCAGTCCTACAGCGCCAAGGGGCCGCAATACGAGATGTATTCTCGTGGTGATCCCGAGGGGCCGTGGATCGCGACCGTGGGCGAAACCTACTATGACAGCCGCGATCCGAGGGTGCGCGGTGAATTGATCCGGGTCTATGGCGACTGGATCGACGAAGACGACGACGACCGCCCGACCTTCTACAAGGAATTACTGGTCAAGCGCGCGGATGGATCGACGATCACGATCAACGAGCGTTTCGCGCATCAGGTTGACCCTAGCGCGCCCAAGGCTCCGCTCAAATTCCTGACATTCGCGGAGATGCAGGAGCTTCGCGAGCCGGAATGGCTTATCGAGGGCGTGATTGCGGAACAAACGTCTGCGCTGCTGTTCGGCAAGTCCAATTCCTTCAAGTCGTTCCTGGCAATCGACATGGCGTGTTCCGTGGCGACTAACCGGGCATGGCACGGGCAGCGCGTCTCGCCAGCACGGCAGGATGAAGGCGATCATCTTCTTTTCGATGTGCTCTATGTCGCAACGGAGGGCGCAATCGGCGTGGCGCGGCAGCGTATCCCCGGATGGATGGAGGCACACGGCATTCCGCCCGAGGATGCGGAGGGCCTTCACCTGTATCCACAGGAAATCGCCCTAGACGACGACAAGGCCGTCGATGACCTGATCGAGACGCTGAAGGATTCGTGCATCGGCTTTTCGCTGATCGTTCTCGACATATTCGGCGCGACCATGATGGGGCCGGAAACCAGCGACGAGACCGCACGGGCCTGGACTCGCAGTATCAATCGGATCATGCGCGAGACCAGTGCGGCCGTCCTGACCGTGGCGCATACGGGCTGGGCCGATGAAACCCGCGCCCGAATGCACACGCACTTCTGGGGATCGTTTGACAGCCGCATGAAGGCCGAGGGCGACAAGGACGCCCGCACCAGCGTTCTCAAGATCGACCGACACAAGGACGCGGACAGCGCCGGAGAATGGGGCTTCCGCATGGACGATGTGACCCTGTCGGACGGCAGGACCACGCTCTATCCGGTCCTGTGTGACGAGGTGGAGACGAAGCAGAAGCGCCGCGTGTCGGGTAAGCCTGCTGTCGCGCTGCAAGCTCTGTCGGAAGCCCTGATCGACAAGGGCAGGACCATCGCCGGGCCGAACTATCCATCCTGCCCGGTGGTCAGCCTTGAAGACTGGAAGGCGATGTGCGCCCGTCACGGGCTGACCGATAGCGACAACCCCGAGACCCTCAAGAAATCTTTCCAGCGTGCCAAGGCTGCCTTGATCGACAAGGGCCTGGTGAAGCAATTCGACAACAACGTGTGGAAGGTGGAAGCCGATGAATAGGCGGGGACAGACAGGGACAAACCGGGGACATGTCCCGACTGTCCCCAGCGGGGACGGACAGGGACACCCCCCTATAAGGGTGTCCCCTGTCCCGGGGCCGTTGTCCGGGGCGTCGGCGGGGACAGGACTGGCCCCAATGCCCTCGGAGTCAGTGCGTGGCCGAAACCGGCTGCCAACGGGGGCAGCGGGTCCTTCCCGCCCACGGCTGAGGCGGGGGCCGTTGCGCCCGACGCTTGCCTCGTTTTGTATATACATGAAGGGGTTCCGACCCGATGGATGACGTAGAGATCAGGACGGCCGAGCTGGCCGAGCTTCTGGGCATCCAGCCGCGCGCGGTCCGCGACCTGACCGAGCGGGGGATCGTGCAGAAGGCGCGGCGCGGCCGGTATCCTCTCAAGGCGAGTGTGGGCGCCTACTGCGAGCACCTGCGCGGCGTGGCGAGCGGACGGGGCGGAGAGGCCGAGGTCTACGAGCTGACCGCCGAACGCGCGCGGCTGGCCAAAGAGCAGGCCGACGACCGCGCCTATCGCAACGCGGTTGCCCGGCGTGAGCTGGTGAGGGTCGAGGACGTGGCGCGGGAGTGGGCCGACGCGCTGCGCAAGGTCCGGGCGGCGATCCTGGCGGTGCCGTCGCGGCTGCGCCAGCGGCTGCCCCACCTGACCGCCCATGACGTCGAGGCGCTGGACGGCGAGCTGCGCCGCGCCTTGGAAGAGGCGTCGCGCGATGACTGAGGGGCTGGCCCGCATCCGGTCGCATGGCCTTGCCGCGCTGGTGCCGCCGCCGCGCCGCCGCCTGTCGGACTGGATAGAGGAAAACGTGAACCTGCCCGCCGGTGTCTCGGCCGAGCCGGGGCCGGTGCAGCTGTGGCCGTTTCAGCGCGACATAGCGGACGCTGTGGGCGATCCGATGGTCGAGCGGGTGACATTGGTCAAGCCGGTGCGCGTCGGCTTCACAACGCTTCTCACGGGCGCTCTGGCGGGATACGTCGCAAACGACCCGGCCCCGATACTTGCCCTGCTGCCCACCGAGGCCGATGCGCGGGACTACGTTGTCTCCGACATCGAGCCGATATTCGCCGCCTCGCCCGCGCTGGCGGGCGCACTGGGCAAGGGCACCGATGACGCGGCGCACAACACGCTTCTGAGCCGGCGCTTCGCGGGCGGGTCGCTGAAGGTGGTCGCGGCCAAGGCGCCCCGCAACCTGCGCCGTCACAACGTCCGCGTGCTCCTTATTGACGAGGCCGACGCGATGGAGGGCGGCGCCGAGGGCTCCCCGATCCGGTTGGCCGAGCGGCGCACGCTGAGCTTCGCTGACAGAAAGATCGTGCTGGGCTCGACCCCGATTTTCGAGGAAACCAGTCACGTTCTGGCCGCCTACGCGCAGTCGGACAAGCGCGTTTTCGAGGTGCCATGCCCGAGCTGCGGCGTGTTCTCGGAGATCACCTGGGCGCAGATCGTGTGGCCGCCCGACCGGCCCGAGGAAGCGGCGTGGCGCTGCCCTGCCTGCGAAGAGCTGATCGCGGAACGCCACAAGCCTGCGATGATCGAGGCGGGCGCGTGGCGGGCGACGGCGCCCGAGGTGCAGGGTCACGCGGGCTTCCGCATGAACGCGCTAGTGAGCCTCTTGCCGAATGCGAGCTGGTCGAAGCTGGCCACGGAATTTCTGGCCGCCAAGCGCGACCCGGCGGAATTGCAGGTGTTCACCAACACCATATTGGCCGAAGGCTGGCGCATCGACGGTGAAGAGCTTGACGAAAACGAGCTGGCGGCGCGGGCCGAGGCGTTCGGGCTGGATGCGCTGCCCGAATCGGTGCTGGCGATCACCGCCGGGGTGGACGTCCAGCACGACCGGCTGGAGGTGACGCTGGTCGGCTGGTCGCAGGACGAAACCGCCTGGGTGCTGGGGCACTCGGTGGTCTGGGGGGCCTATGACGACGATCTGACCTGGACCGAGCTGGACGAAATGCTGAGCACGCGCTGGGCGCATCCCCTGGGCGGGAAGCTGGGGCTGGACGCGGCGGTGATCGACGCCGGCGACGGCGCGGCGATGGAGATCGTTTTGTCCTTCTGTGGGCCGCGTGCGCGGCGCAAGCTGCTGGCGGGCAAGGGGGCCGAAGGAAGCCGGCCGTTCATCGCCAAGTCGCACCAGAAGCAGCGTGGGGCGCCGCTGTGGATCGTCGGCGTGGATTCGATCAAGGCTGCGCTGACGTCGCGGCTGGCGCGCGAGGGGCTGGTGCGCTTCTCGGCCGATCTGCCGGCCGTGTGGTTCGAGCAACTGGCCAGCGAACGCGCGGTGGTGCGCTACTCACGGGGCCAGCCCCGGCGCCGGTTTGAGCGCATCGCCGGGAAGCGGGCCGAAGCTCTGGACTGCACCGTCTACGCCTTTGCCGCCCGGCAGGTCATCAACCCGCCCTGGGCGCAGCGCGAGGCCGATCTGCGGCGCGGCGTGGACAGTGGCCAGCCCGACCGGCGGCCCAAGGTGATCCGGTCGAATTGGCTGGGGGGGTGATCAATCACCGACCACGCGATACCAAGTCTTTCGCGGTCATAACATAATTGAGCAGGAACTGCCGCATATCTTCTACGGAGTGCTGTCCGGCGGCATCGGTAATGTCAATGGCTTCCTGAATCTTATTGCGAGCAGCGGGAGACGTTGCGAGCTTTGCGGCTTCCTGCAAGGACGCGACCACCCCGTCGATTTCTTCTGTTTTGTCGAGCAGTGCCGCCTCAATTCCTTCAAGGATGGTTTTCGCGTCCATTGTCATTGCCCCTTTCGCAACCTCACACCCGGCCCGCCGCCGTTCTCTTCGATAAACTCGACGCCAGCCTGTTCGAGCGCGGCGCGGATCGCCGCGATGGTATCTTGCGCAACTGAGCCGGCTTCCGTTTCGGCCCGGCGGATCGTTTTGCTGGTCCTGCCCGTAAGTGCCGCGACTTGGGTCTGCGAGAGACCAAGAATCGCCCTTGCAGCGCGCAGTTGTTCTGGTGGCGTCATTATCTGTTGTCCGCTTTCGGACATTGTGGTATGTCCTTTAGCGGACAATACCACACCGGGAAACCGACACAATGCCTAAGGAACGCCTTCGGGCGAACCATCCCGTCATGCCTGCCGAAACGCTGGCCGAGCTGCGCGACGGGCTGGACCTGGCCGCCGACGCGCTGGCCGGGGAACGCCTGAGCCGCCAGCACGTCAACGAGGCGCGCGCCCACCTGCGGTTCGCCCAGCGCCGCGCCGCCGAGATCGAAAAGGGGATGACGCAATGACCGAGATTCCATCGCACGTTAGGCGCAACTACGAAGCCACCGACAAGGGATTGAACGAGCTGCGCGGGCTGCTGCTGGCCTGCGATCATCTGGCGGAAGCCGCAACTGTGCACTCAGCCGATCCCGCCAGCGATGCGCTGATGGTGTTGCTTGAGCTTACGCACCAGAAGCTGCGGCAGGTCGAGCACGCCCGCACCGCCGCATGGGTCGGGCTGGGCGGATCGTCTACCCGGTTGACTGAGCAAGAAACCGCGGCGGCGCGCGGAGTCAATGTGGTTTACGGAGGGGCGAGGCTTCAAGAAAGGTCTTGCAAATATTGCTCATGTGAGTATATTTGTGCGTGAAACGCATTGGAGATCGTAATGACACCTGACGCCGAAGAGATCGTGAAGCGCTTCCTCGCCCGCCGAGATTGCAGCATCCAGATGAGCTGGGCCGCGCGCGAAACGCTTACCGATAACAAGGATGCAACGAATTGGCGGGACCGGGGCCTTCTGCCCTTCCCGCCGGAAAAGATTGGTGCGCGGTATTTTACCACGCCCGATGGCGTCATCACCCTAGGCCTGATGAATGAGCTTGCCTGGATGATCGGGCCGGAGAACGCCAGCGCCGCCGCGGCCGCGATCTGGCGCCGGCTCTTCGCAGGTGATCGCGCGGGCGTGGACATCGACGCTCTGCGCGACACTCTGGTCTACTTCCGCAAGCCTTCCGGGCGCAGTCTCGGCATCACTGACAAGCCGCGGTTCCCCGATCAGTGCGAGGATAGTTGGGAACAGGTTTCCGGCTTCCCCATGCGCGAGACCACGGCACAGGACATGGCCAAGCAGCCGGTGCCCAACAGCACGACCGTGATCATTCCGGTTGGCCAGTTGGTGACGATGTGGGCGATCAGCATTGAGCACGTGCTGGACGCGCGCAATGGCTGACTTTCCGAAATACCGCCGGGTTTTGCTCCTTCTTGCCGGCGGATGGTGCCGCGTTTCGACGTGGGCGGCACCGGCCCGTCCCGTCTTGTCTTGTCGGCGGGGCGGGCCAACCTTGACGGGGGTGACGCATGATCGGTGAAGCCCTCGACCGCCTGTTGCCGTCGCGCCAGACCCGCCGCGCAGCCGAACGGGACACCGACAAGGCGGCGCGGAGGCGGCACCTTGAAGCGGCCGCCGGCGGACGCCGCGGCACGGGCTGGGGCGGCGCTGGTCCGCTTACCGAGGACATCGCCGCCGGCGGGCCGATGGTAATGCGCCGCGCCCGGCACCTGCATCGCAACAACGCGCACGCCGCGCACGGGGTCGGAAATTGGACGGGCGCGCTGGTGGGCCGCGGTATCCGGCCGGCCGTTCAGGACGCGCGGGCGGACTATCGCAGACGCGTGGCGGATGCCTTCGAGTCTTGGACCGAACAGGCCGACATCACCGCCGTGACGGACCTTGCCGGGCTACAACGCCAGATCGCGCAGCACCTGGTGGTCGATGGTGAGGCGCTGGCGATCCTGCACGACACTGGCGATGGGCTGCGGCTGCAAGTGATCCCGCCGGAGCTGCTGGACTGGTCGAAGACGGCCGAGCTGTCGGACAGCCGCGTGATCCGCAACGGGGTAGAGCTGGACGCGGACGGCCGGCGCCTTGCTTACTGGATTCTTCCCGAGGCACCCCAGACCAGTTTCAACGCCGGCGCGTCGGTCCGCGTGGACGCGCGGGACGTGCTGCACGTCTTCCACCCGATGGGGGCGGGGCAGGTCCGGGGATTGTCATGGCTGGCGCCGGTGGTGGTGACGGCGAACGAGCTGGACCAGTTGACGGACGCGCTACTGACCGGCGCCAAGGTCGCTGCGATGCACGCCGGCTTCATCACGCGGGTGAACGAGTCGCCCGACGCCGAAGATTTCAGCGAAAACATGAGCCTTGAGCCCGGCGCAATGCGCGTTCTGCCGGGCGGCACGGACGTCAAGTTCAACAGCCCCGAGCAAGCCGCGCAGGTGGGCGAGTTCCTGAAACACCAGTTGCGAACCTTCGCCGCCGGCATGGGCTTGCCTGAGCACCTGCTGAGCGGCGATCTGTCCGAGGCCAACTATAGCAGCCTGCGCGCCGGGCTGCTGCCCTTCCGCCAGCGCGTCGAGCAGGTGCAGCACGCGACCCTGGTGCCGCAATTCCTGCGGCCGGTGTGGCGCCGCTGGCTGGCCGCCGAGATCGCCGCCGGGCGCCTCGACGCATCGCCCGACACGCGGGCCGAGTGGATCATGCCGGCGCACTACCAAGTCGATCCTCAGAAGGACTTGGAGGCCACGCGCACCGCCCTGGAGCTGCGCCTTATGAGCCGGTCGGAAGCGATTTCGGCCCGCGGCCGAAACCCCGACGATCTGCGCGACGAGATCGCCGCCGACGACGCCGCCGCGCCGGCGAATGGAGGTGCCGATGACTGAGACGCTGCATATCCGCCGCGCGACCCCGCGCCCTGAAACACTGGACCGCGAGGCGCGCACGGTTGAAGCCGTCATCGCCACGACCAACCCGGTTCCGTCACGCGACCGGCGCGGGCCGGTGCTGGAGGTCCTGGACCCGGCCGGCTTCGACGCGGCCGACGCGGCGGGCCTGCCCGTGCTCGACAATCACCGCAAAGTGTCCGTTCGCGATACCATCGGAACGGTCGCGTCCGCGCGCTGGGACGGCACCGAGCTGGTGGGCTTGCTGCGCCTGAGCGCCGCCGATGACGTTGGGCCGATCCTGACGCGCATCGAGGACGGCACGCTGCGCGGCGTTTCCGCGGGCTTCACCGTTCGGCGCTGGGCCGAGCGCACCGAGGGCGATCAGCGCATCAAGACGGCCGTTGCCTGGGTGCTCCGCGAGGTGACGCTGACGACCACCCCGGCCGATCCGGCCGCCACGATCCGTTCGAGCAGTAAGGAGAAAACCATGAACGACACCACCACCACCACCCCCGCGCCGGACGAAGCCGAGCGCCAGCGCCGGCAGGACATCCGGGCGCTTGTCCGGTCTGCCGGCCTGCCCGGCGAAACCGCGGATGACATGATCGACCGCGGGGCCGATCTGACCGAGGCGAAGGCGGCAGTATACGACGAAATGCGCAGCCGGTCGCGGCCGACGATCCGCGTTCACGGCGAGTCCGGCGAAGACCCCACGGTGATCCGCCGGCGGCAGGCCGACGCGCTGTCGGCGCGCATGGCGGGCACCGCGCCGCCGGACGATGCGAAAGAGTTCACGGCGCTGGGCCTGCGCGATCTGGCCCGTGAATGCGTCGAGCGGGCCGGCACGTCCACCCGCATGATGGGGGACGATGAACGCATCCGAGCGGCACTCACCACGTCCGACTTTCCCGAGGTGGTCAGCAACGCGATGAACAAGGTCGCGGCCCAAGCCTACGAGATCGCGCAGTCGCCGCTGAAACAAGTTGCCCGCCAGCGGAACCTGTCGGACTTCAAGGAAGCCAAGACGGTGCGGCTGGGCAACGCTGGCCAGCTTCAAGAGCTTTCCGAGGACGGCGAGATCACGCACACGTCGCGGGCCGAGGCGGCCGAGGCGATGAGCCTGCGCACCTACGCGCGCCAGATCACCGTGTCCCGCGCGCTAATGGTCAATGACGATCTCGGGCTCATGGGCGACATGACGGCCGAGTTCGGACGGGCCGCCGCGCAGACCGAGGCGGCGCTGCTGGCCGCGCAGATCACCGACAACCTTAACATGGCGGACGGAACGCCGGTGTTCGACTCCGGCCGCGGCAACGTCGAAGGCTCCAACACCGCGCTGGAAGTGGCGGGCTTGACCACCGCCCGGCAGGCGATGCGCGGGCGCACGGCGCTGGACGGCGCGACCCCGATTGCCGCGGTGCCGCGCTATGTCCTGGTCGCGCCCGACCTGGAAACGCAGGCGGAACAGGTTCTGGCCCAAATCCAGCCCACGACCGCGGATGACGTGAACCCCTTCGGTGGGCGGCTGGAGCTGCTGGTCGAGCCGCGCCTGCCCTCCGGTGCCTGGTATGTCTTCGCTGACCCGGCCCGGCTGCCGTCACTGCAATACGCCTATTTGGCCAGCGCGCCGGGCGTGCAAATCCAGCGGGCGGAAAGCTGGGACACGCTGGGCCTGAAATTCCGGGCCTGGCTGGACTTCGGCGCGGGCTGGGTGGACTGGCGCGGCGTCCACAAGCTGCCGGTGGCCTGACATGGCGACGGCGCTTGACGAGTTGAGGGCGGCGCGCGCGGAGCTGGTGAAAGCCCGCGCGGCCGGTATCAAGTATGTGCGCTTCGGGGAAGATGAAGTGCAATACAAGTCCGACGCTGAAATGGCCGCCGCCCTTGCCTCGCTCGACGCGCAGATCGCTGAGCTTGAACGGGGCCGGGCGCCCCGCGTGATCTATCCCCGAACATCGAAAGGACTTAACTGATGCGAAACTTCATCCAGAAGGGCGACAACATTACCGTGGCCGCGCCGGCGGCCGTTTCGAGCGGCGACGGGGTGCAAATCGGCACCCTCTTCGGTGTGGCCGCGACCGACGCGGACAGCGGCGCGGCCGTTGCGATCGCCACCCGCGGCGTCTTCGATCTGCCGAAGGAAAACACCACCGACACCTTCGCGGTGGGCGATGCTGTCGAGTGGGACGCCGGCAACGACCGCGTGGCCGCGCTGGACACTGGCGTGCAGATCGGCGTGGCCGTTGAAAGCGCCGGCGCGACCAAGGCCACGGTTGCGGTGAAGGTCGGCTGAAAATGTCCCAACGTCGCGCCCCCATCACTCAGGCCGAGCTGACCAGGTATCTCAAGGCGTATCGAGACGCCGGAATACCCGTGGCGCGGACCGAGATCGGGCGCGACGGCAAAGTCGTGATCTACACGACCGACACCGCGACGGATGACGCAAAGAACCCGTGGGATGCAGTATGAAACACAAGCGCCAGTTCCCGCACGCATCGCCCTACACCGACCGCCACGGCAAGCGCCGGTGGCGCTTTCGCAAGGGCGGCTTCTCTGCCGAGCTGGGCACGGAATACGGCTCAGACGACTTTGTGCGGCGCTATGAAGCGGCGCTGGAGGGCCACCGGGTCCGGGGGCTGATCGGGGTCGAGCGCACCAAGCCGGGCTCTGTCTCCGCGCTGGTGGCGTCCTACTATCGGTCCCCCGAATTCCTCAGCCTGTCGGACAGCACGAAGCGGGTCTATCGCGGTGTGATCGAGAAATTCCGCGAGGCGCACGGCGACAAGCCCGTGAAGCTCATGCAGCGGCGGCACGTCCAGAATATCCTTGCGGAAAAGGCCGAGACACCGACCGCCGCGAACAACCTGCGCAAGCGGCTCATAACCCTGCTGGACCATGCGGTGAGCCTGGACTGGCGGCAGGACAACCCGGCCCGCGCGACGAAACCTTACCGCGTGGACAGCACCGGCTTTCACACTTGGGATGAAGGCGAGATCGCCCGGTTCTTCGAGGTTCACGAGCCGGGCACGCTGGCGCACCGAGCGGTGACATTGATGCTCTACACGGGCGCGGCCCGCGTGGACGTGGTGAAGCTGGGGCCGTGGAACGTGAAGGGCGACCGGATCGAATACCGCCGCCAGAAAACGGCGCGCACGGGCGGCGTGCTGGTCAGCATCCCCATGCACGCGGACCTGTGCGACGTGCTGGCGGGCCTTCCCGATGATCGCCCGTTTCTGGCCACGAGGCGCGGCAAGGCGCGCTCAGCCGAGGGGCTGGGCAACCTGGTGCGCCAATGGTGCGACAAGGCGGGACTGGCCGCGTGCAGCGCGCACGGGCTGCGCAAAGCCTGCGCCCGGCGCTTGGCCGAGGCCGGGGCGACGGCGCACGAGATCGGGGCCGTGACCGGGCACAAGACGCTCTCCGAGGTGCAGCGATACACCGCCGAGGCGCAGCGCGAAGGCATGGCCGATTCCGCCTTCGGCAAGCTGATCGCAAGACCGAATGGCGAACAAAACGTGGTGAACCTTCCCGAAAGGTTCGCCAACCCTCAAGTCAACCCTCTGAAAAAAGGAGATAAATCTTGA